ATAGTCTCAAATCCATCCTCTATATTATTAATTATTTCATCTTCTTCAACTTTTATTTTTCTATTAGAAGATAATAATTGTTGGAATAACTCTAAGAATCCGAATAATAAACTACTACAAGTCACTGTATATTCATTTTCTCCCCATGCTATTTGTCTAACATTAATTGATTGTATTAAGAAGTTTTGATCAATATTTCTTTCACTACTAGTAGTATCCTTAATGCTAATAAGTTGTCAAGCTTTTAATCATTCTTGATAAGTCTGAAATTTAGCGGTTATAACTACATTAGAATATTTTATAAGCTTTCATTCTGCTAATTTAACTGCTTCCGATCTAGATAATATAGTTCTATCAGTTATCGGTTGTCAATCAATTATTCAGTCACTATATCATAAAACAGTTTTTACACTAGAAACAGATACATTATCTGTTCTTTGAACTAATATAGGAAAAACTTCATTATAAGTAAATTGTAAAAATTCTCCTATCTCTAAAGTAATTTCTTCTTCAGCATTTCTAATTGATTTTTCATTAAAATTAGACATGAAATTATTTGAAGTTTCGGCTTCTAATCATTCAACTCAAACGGTTTGTTCTACGAAAGTTGAAAAAGTATCTCATGAAACTTGTCAAGTTATTGCTTCAACTGTAAAACTATCTGATGTCGGTACTGTTAAAATTTGTCTAACTGCATTACTTCTAGTTCTATTTACGATATAATCTCATACTATTAATCCATGAGCTGTAGCATTTATCAGTGTTGTAGTAGTTCCACCCTCAGTTAAATCAGTGACACTATTATCATCTAATTTTACAACTAAATTTTTAAATTTATTTTTTAATATCCATTCTCTAACGAAACTATCTCATTCAACTACTTGACTATAGGTATCTTCACTAGTTTCGTTTCATCATTTTATAACTATTCTATTCATTAATCTAGATGTATCTTCAGAAATACTTAAATTTTTGAAGTTTTTACTAGTTTCACTTATATTTATAGGGGAAAAATTTGTAGTTTCAGGGAATAATCTAATATTTCTATCATAATCAATATACCAAAACCATCCTAGTTCATCTGCTATTCTTTGCATTATTTCAGTAGGTTTTATCCTAGGTATTCTAAAATCAGCAAAAACAGAAGAAGTATTTACATATGGATAATGTTTAAAGTATTCTTTTTCTAAAACCCTTATTCAATCTATATTAATACTACTATCAGCAGTTTGAGTAATTACTATTTCTATATAATCAGCAACAGTCCAATCAGGGGTTCATACTATGTTAAAATCTTCCATTTTACCATCATAAAACACCCAATCATTTGTAGTAGGGTTCATTGTGAAGCTTCAGTAATTGCTAGAATCACTTCATATTCTAAATTCTATAGATGTAACTAAACTAAAATCAGTTGCTTCTATCCATAATCAAATTATTCATTTTGTAGGAGTTCAAGAACTTACTCAGGTAAATTCTGATAAATTTGTAACATTTATGGCATTAGTAAAATTAGCCGTTCATGTAGAAAAAGTCCAATCAAAAATTCAACTTCAAGTAGTCTCTCTAAAATCACTAGTATCTAAAGTAGGATTATTTCAATCTCAACTTTCGATCCAGGCAGCTCTTAATTCTGTAGTATTTGAATAATTAAACTCATCTATAGTAATATTATTATTTATTGTCTTATTACAGAAGTCATTAATTATAAAACGAGCATCTTTAGTGTCATATGTATCATTTAAGAGCTTTTTATCAAAAATACGAGTATAATCTAAGCATTTTAATTTAAAGCTCACATTTTCTAATATAGTCTGGTTTTTATCTTTTATATCTATAATACTTCAAGCAAACTTTTTTATTCATGCTAATTCTCATAAAACTGGAGTATTAGTAAAGCTTAATGCAAAATTTAATCTTATATTGCCATTATTATTATCAATTGATGTTACAGTACCATATTCTTCGTCATCTAATCATATAGCAAAGATTACAGTATCTGCAACTCTGAAAATATTGTTTTGTATAGCTGTATTATAATCTTTTTTTAAAGTAATGCTTGTAGAAGTAGCTGAAACGATAGGATATCAATCATATAATTTTATATCATCAAAATAAGAGGGATTAAATCAAGCTACTGTTAAAGTAGCTGAATTAATCCTCTCTTGTAATTCTTCAACTATAGTAATAGAATTATTTATTACTGAAGATGTTCTATCTATTCAATCTATAAAAATATACATATTTTATTTGTTATATTGCTACAGCTCATTTTAATCTATTAACTAATTGATCTCATATTTCATCTACTGCATCAGTTCAGAAAATACCACTTATACTAATATTTATATTAGATCACCCTCATCATCCTAATTTATTATTAGGTATAATTTGTCAATTTCATAAATCAGTACGTAATTCAGGTCAATCTTCTCATACTAGATAAGTTCTACCTTTTTTAACAGTTCATCCTTTTGCTCTAGCTTCAATATCTCATCAACCTCATCAAGAAAATATTCAACTAACTGATCATCATAAACTTTTAATTTTTTTAATAGTATTTTTAACAAAACTTAAAAGACTATTTAGTTTTGATTTTACTGTATCAACAATATTTGTAAATTTTTGTACAACAATATCTGTCATTGCTCATGAAAGTTCTACAATTACATCTTTTAATTTTATAAAAATCTCTTTAGTCTTTTGGAAAAAAGCATTTAATTTAATAACTATATCTGCAGCTACAAATCATATTACTTTTCAAAGATTAAACCAAGATTGAACTAATAAATTTATACCCCATATTACTCATTTAATAACTTTAGCGAAAGATTCTCAATTTTCTTTTATTTGTTGAGAGTTTTTCGATAAAGCCTCTGTTAACATATCTACTTGCGGTCTTAATTCATTATTCATAGATCAACCTATTTCGATCATAGCTCAAGATACAGCACTTTTTAAAAGAGTAAATGATCCTGCTAAGTTATCTAATTGAATTTCAGCCATTTTCTTAGCTGCTCATCAAGCATTTTCTAATTCTGTTGTATAGTTTTGTATTTCTCAACTACCTTCTTTTAAAAGAGTCAGCCATTGTTTAGTAGATTGAATACCGAAAAGCGTTGCAATATGTCTAGCTTTTTCTTCATCGGTCATACTTTTAGTACCTGCTTCTAATTGTTTTACGGTATCTATTAAACCTACATATTCTCATTTTTGATCGAATAATGTTAAATTTAATGCTTCTACTGAAGCAGCCATTTTAGGAGTTAATTTTGTAATTCTTAATAATGAAGCTGAAAAACTTTGTCAAGCCATCCCTCATTTAATACCATTATTTGCTAATATATCAATAGCAGCAGCAGTTTCTTCTAAAGGCACTTTTAAAGCATTTGCAACTGGTCACATAAACTTCATGGCTTCAGCTAATTCTCAGATACTTGTATTTGCTGAAGTAGCTGATCTTGCTAAAACATCATTTACTCTTCAGATATTTTCAGCTTTTATTCAAAACTGAGCCATAATATTAGTAGCAATATCTGCAGCTTCTCATAGAGATAGATTTCATGCAGCAGCTAGATTTAACGCTCATGGTAAAGCATCTAGTGAATCTTTCACACTTAATCAAGCCATTCATAGAAATTCAAAGGCATCTCATGCTTCTTTTGCTGTAAATGCTGTAGTAGCACCCATTTCTTTAGCTAAATCATTTAATTGTCTAAATTCATCTTCAGTAGCATTTGTAATAGCTTTTACTTTTGACATTTGTTTTTCATAAGCTGCAAATTGTTTTATAGCTAATCATCATACAGCTAATCATAATGCTCATAATGCTTTTCAAGCTACTTTAGCTTCATCTCAAATAGACGACAAAGAGCTAGAAACCCCTTTTAATTTGTTTCTAGCTGTTGCTGTTCATTTTACTACCGTTTCCAGTATTAGCTTTGTGTTTGTTGCCATTTTCTTTTTCTATTATATTACTAATAAGAATAAAGTCCTGCATCCTTCAATTTTCATATAATCTCCGATCAAGTCAAAATTTCTCACTCATCAAATAATCAGTTAGAATATCACTTCATTTTCATTTTCATCTAACCGATAAAGTGAGTTCTTTTATTTTTTTTTATTGTCTATATTAGAAATTTTTGGAATATATAATTTTGTTACTTCTTCTGTTAAAAAGGTTACTGTAGTAATATCTAATTTTAAGATATTTTCTTCATTAACTTTTGGAATATTACCATTATCATCTTTTAAATTCCATTCTTTTATTGCATTAACTAACATCATCTTAGAAGCTTCTTCTATATTATCTATTTTTGATGATGCTAATATGTGTTCATAAGATATAGCTTCAGGAATTTTAATCCATTCTCTACGATTATCAAGTATAAAAATTAATTCTTCTTTATTTTCATCACCTCTTAATCATAAATCATTATTCTTAACAATTTCTTTGATTTTATCTTTTAATTCTTCTAAACTTTTTTTAGAATAATCTTCAGTATCTAAAAATACTGTTCTTAATTTATTACTGACAAATCTTGACATAATTTAAAATTATATAATAAGCTATTTGGCTGTTTAAAATGAAAAGGTGTACAAGGAACAGCTTAAGAACTCATACACCCTAATATTTTTTAGTAACTAGAAATTGAATTTTCTAACATTATTCTAGTACTCCATTTTTTAGAATTATCTCCACTTTCTACATCTTGATAGAATTTTAATGGTATTTCTTCCATCAGAATATCATCTTCACTAGCGTTAGGAGTATAAGCATCAAATTTAGTTGCAGCATTATCAAACTGTAAATATGGTACTTCTGAAGCATCTCTTCAAACTACATTAGTTCAATCTTCAACTCCATCACTATCAATTCTAAACCCTAAATTTTGACTATCTTCAGCAACAGTAAATTCTTCTGCTCAAGTTCATTCAGCAGTTCAATCTACTCATGTTAAAGCATCTACAACAGCAGCTATTAATGTTCAAGTATTATTTGAAGGAGTTGTGCTAGCTAATTTAATTGTAACTGTATTACCTGATTTAGTAGCAGATAATGTATCAACTGTATCAACTATAATTGTAACACTAATATCATTTCAAGCTTTTCAAGCAGCAGTAGCAGCAACTTTAAATCAGTTTGCAGTTGTACCCCATGTAGAACTTGCTATAATAGCTGAATTAGCTTCTAAAGCAGTTTCTCATTTAATTAATAATCTATAACCGAATCAAGTATTTTTTCTAAGTTTATCTAAATTACTTTCACTATCATAAAATTTATCTAAAGAACCACCTCATGAATATCATTTAACTAATACATCTCATGCAAATCTATCACTTTCATTACATCCTCCGAAATATCTAGCTTCAACTTCATTTAAATAATTTAATGTAAAGTTTTCTTTTTTTTCTACAGAAGTATTATCAATATCAGCTCAAGTATAAACTTCACTTCAACCTAACCAAGTAAATACTTTATCTTGATTATAATTTGCAGTACTTTTTTTAATAACCACTATATCATCTTCATCTAATTGAACATCAATAGTATCTGTAGTTAATTGAGTATCACTATCAACATTAGTAATAGTTAATTCTTTTAAAGTAGTGAAACCATCAGCTTTATCTAAAACTAAAATTGAATCACTAGTAGTTAATCAAGCAGTTTGATCTACAGTAAGAGTAGTTCAAGAATTTACAGCTTCAGTAACTCTAGCATTAACAAATGCCTTTCTAGGCATTAAACTAACAGTACATTTTATTTTGTTATCATCTTGTTCTACTGTTATAGATGTTATTTGTACTCAAAAATATCTATGAGCCCAAGGAGCATCAGCTGGTTTTATATCTACCGTATAAGTTTTAGGTGTATCTGTAACCTTAAAAGTATGCCTAAAAGCAGTTCCTGCAGTTAATACCTGTGTTACAGGAGATCAATATAAACCTCTCAAGAAATGTCAAAACATTTTACTTTCAACATAAAATTCAACATCTCAACCTATTTCAATTTGATTCTGAACACTTCTTATATTTCTTTCTCTACTTCAAGCT